GGACCTGAGATGAGAAACAAACTCGTGGAGTTGAAGTCCCGTTATCCAGATCAAGGTTCTGCAAGAGGACTATTTTTAGAATCAAAAGAGTATTTAAACGATGAAAACAACACTGATCATTTCTGGCGTGCTATCGCTTTTTACGTTGTCAACAAATGTTCCTTCTCAGGTCTTACTGAGTCATCATCATTCAGCAGACAAGCAAGTGATTCCAACTTCTCAATGCGAGGAATCGACAAACTGCCCGCCTACGCTGAACTGATAGCAAACTGGAGAATTTCCAATTATTCTTATGATTATCTACTTGATGAAGGTTCAGAACAGAATGCTTTTGTGTACTTAGATCCTCCTTATGATATTAAGGATAATCTCTATGGACACAAAGGTTCAATGCACAAGAGATTCAATCATGACAAGTTTGCTGAGGATTGTTCTAATTGTGGGTTGCATCAATTAGTAAGTTATAATTCCGATCAGTTAGTAAAGGATAGATTTAAGGATTGGAATGCCGCTGAGTTTGATTTAACTTATACAATGCGCTCAGTTGGTGAGTATATGAGAGAACAACAAAAACGTAAAGAACTACTGCTTTTTAATTATGGAATTGAAGGATTGGTTGAACAGTATCAATCAGACGAAAGAGAATCTGATTGAAGAAGATTCTTCACTTGAGAAAGAATATCCTCCTTATATTATCAACCGTTGTTTCTCTGGACATCTTGATGCCATCATGTTTGCAAATGAAATGAATCAACATCATTTCCTTCCTAAGAAGTTGCAATATGATTTTTATCTAAATAGTCTGAGGAAAAAGAAGAGATTTTCTCCCTGGCTCCGACAAGATAAAGTCAAAGATCTTGATTATGTCAAACGATACTATGGTTATAGTAATGAAAAGGCAAAGCAAGCTTTGAAGATTCTCACAGAAGAACAACTTAATTTTATTAAATCGAAATTTGAAACTGGAGGAAAAAAATGAGCGTTGTTAAGGAACCCGAAGTAAAGTGGTCGCCTGAACAAATGGTTGAGGTCGCTCTTAGTGAACCAGATGACTTTTTGAAAGTGCGTGAAACTTTGACTCGTATCGGAGTGGCATCACGGAAAGAAAAGAAAATCTATCAGTCCTGTCACATTTTGCATAAGCAGGGTAGATACTATCTTGTTCACTTTAAAGAATTGTTTGCACTGGATGGTAAACATGCAAACCTGACTATCAATGATGTTCAGCGTCGCAATCGCATCGCTCAACTCCTTGCTGACTGGGGATTAATTGAGATTATTGATGCCACTAAGATTCAAGACATTGCACCATTGAATCAGATTAAAGTTCTGGCATATAAAGACAAGCAAGATTGGATTTTGGAAACAAAATATAATATTGGTTCTAAGAAAAAGAAGGTTCAAGAAACTGAATAAATATAAGGAGGTAAAGATGCCTCCTTTTTTGTTGCATGAGCATATTTTCGAACGTAAAGAAATATAGAAAACCACTGACGGATATTGATGGCAAAATCCGTCAGTTGGAAGAGAGAATGACGGTTGCTGGTTTTTATAACCAGTTAGATGATCCTGGTCAACCAGAGATACAGGGAGAACCCACTGACGAGTATCTGGGAGATCTTGCAGATCTTGATAATTTTGAGGTTCCAGATCAGACTGGAAGTAGTCCAGATATGAGTCAATTGACTGCAACAGATGCTAATGGAAATGTTACAAACCTTTTGTCGGTTCCAGCAGGTGCAGAAAATAGTGGTGGAGTTGGTGTAATCAGATATGGTAGTTTCGGTGCAGGCGGCGGCGCAGTATATGCGGTATTACAATCAAATAACAGAGAAGGTTCTAGTTGGATTACTGGTAGTGTTTTTGAAAATGGCGGTGATCCAGCGGTTGGTGATTGGGTAGAAGCAAACTTTAATAAATGGACGGCGGTGCAATGGCATTTTTATAGAAATCCTGGACTAGCAGATGCTGCTTTTACTCCAATTGCTAGAAATGTTGGACCTGGTGGTAATTTTACACTTTGGGGTTGTAGTTTACTTGTAATTAAGAATCCAAACTTTGTAAATCAAAAATATATTGCACCATCATTCACTAGATTTGGTATGGGTGATCCCAGTTATTATGGGGGACCGTATCTTCGATATAGAGGCAGCGGTGGCGGCGGTGGCGGCCGCCGCATCAAAGGTCGTCTTGGTGGACTTAGCAATGCTGCTCGTGGTATGGGCGGTTTTGTTGGGGGATTTACAGGAAAGAACTTTAGAAAATTCTTAAGAAACGCTGCTAAGGCAGGTATCCCTGTTGGTGATATCAATCAAGCGACAAGAATTTTCATGGGACATCCACCTGCTCCCCCTAAGCGTGATAGACCACCACAATTAGATATCCCAAGACAAGTTTCTCCAGTCCCACCAGATCTTCCAGGATATGACGATGCTCCTGTGGACATGCCACAGATTGAACCAGATCCTAAACCAACTCCAACACCAACTCCACTTCCAACACTTCCAACACCTAAACCAACTCCAACACCAACGCCTAAACCCACACCGACTCCTACACCTCCTAGGAGATCTCCTGGGCGAGGAGCAACTTACACTCCATCACCAGATGATCTTACAAATATAGGCGCAAAAACTCCACCTCCACCAAAAGGATATGGTGATAGAGGGAAGTTCTTTGATGATTACTATACAGGAACTTTTGAATCGACTGGTAATGATTATGTTGATAAGGCATTCAGTAGAACAAAAATTCCGACATCGGGATCAGAGACGGTGCAGAGGAGCTACAAGGGCCTTGTAATTAGACTGGCAGAACAATTAACCAAAGCAGAAGAACTTCTTAAAAGCTATAGAAATATGATTCCACCTTCGGGAGATTCTTTTGCTGCGAGGATGGCAAGAGCACACCTTGAAAGAGAAACATCTAATAGGCAAGCAGAAGTATTTGAGTTGCAGAGAAGAATTATACAAACACAAGGAGAAGTTAATCAATTATACTTAAATGCAAAGAATGATTTTGAGCAGGGTGGTAGTGTTATTGATTATGTTGATACTTATAAGGATAGTCATCCAGCAGAAACTGATAAGGTAGTAGAAAAAGCAGTTAATGATAACTTTGATAAAGCACAGAAGGAATTTTCTTCTAACAAAGAAGCAATTCTCAAAGAGTTGATGAAAGATCCTCTGTTTAGAGTTGGAAAAAATCTTGCAGAATATTCTGCTCCAACAACCGCTAAACTTTTTCTTGATTTCCTTACCGGAGACTTACCTCCCACTATTGATAATGCTTATCTTGGTAATGATTATGTAAATAAAGTTTTGGAGAAAGGAATACTTTCTGATGACGCTCAGTTTAAAATGCCTTTTGGTGATTTTATTATTGCCACAGGACAACCAATAACTCCTGATGATTACAATCCATTAACTGATGAGGTTTCTGTAAGATTTAACTACAATTTCCAAGACACCAAAACTGTTATGTCTGGTGCTCAAGGAACCGCTATGGAAACATTTTATAACGCTCTTAGTCCTATAGCTTCGGCATTCAGTGGTGGTGAAAAGTATAAGTTTGACTCACTTCCCGTTCCTCTTGCTAGTAAGTATATTGAAAAGGCAGAGAAACTTGGAGGAGCAAAGGGAAGACCTGGTGAGGTAAAGTTGAAGCTTAGTGATATTAAAAAGAGTAATCCGAAATTTTACAATCAACTTATCAATAAAGGTGTTGTTGATAGAGCTAGAGTAGTAGAATCTTACCTGCAAGAATCAATAGAGTTTGAACAACAGACTGGCGTACCTGTCGATCATGTTGCTAATGTGATGGATGGTATTGCTGATGCCGTTGACGTTTTGGGAAATTGTATCGATAGTCTCATTCTGACACGCAACACATGGATTCGTAAATCTAATAATAAAAGATATGAAATTCCAAAGGGAGAGGAAGGTTCTCAAGAAAAACCATTAGAGATAACTTTCTCTGATAGCACCAACGAATATCTTCTCACAAATCAATTCACTGGTGAACCATATAATCCAGAACAGGATGGTAGATTATCCGATTTCTTGGTTAAGAATGCAACCACACATATAGATCATGGTGGCAATGTTGCCGCCAAGTGTGTGATGGATAATTTCATTCAAACTCCCGAAGTGTTAATTGACGACAGTGAAAATATTGTTATGTTGGGAAAAATTTACTTATTCAATTCTAAGCAGGGAATCGAATACTCCATCATGACTCAGGTTCTAAGTGCTATCACTGGAATAACCGAGACTCTAGGATTTAGTATTGATGGATTTAGTGAGGAGTGGAACAATCTTTATCAAAAAGATATAGAAGATGCTTTTTCTGGATTGAACGATGTAGATAAAGAGATGCCAGTTCTTAATGTGGTTATGAAAATACCATTCGATCAGGCACATCTTTACACAAAGAACAGTTATTTGAGAAGTCCAGAGAATGTTAAAGAGAGTATGATGAGTAAGTGGAAAAGAAGAACAAATCCAGAAAACCGTCTCTATCAAGGTGAATATGAGTTTTTCTTGAATGCATTATCTTCTTTACCATCGGTTGCAAAAACTTACATACAAGTTGAACTTAAGATGCAACTTGAGCAACTGCTATTACCTCCGAATGAACGCTTAGATCCTAAGATGGTTAAGGTTCAATCGATGCTTAATGCGAACCAAGTTTATATTGACAATACTTTTGTAGAGAATGAAAAACTATTCAAGAAAGTAAATAAATCCATTAGGAAGAATATTGAACTTACAGATCCTAAGAGTTTTAAAGTTACTCCACCACCGATGAGACATGTAGACATTGATGAACCAGAGATTAAGCATAAGTCAATTAAAAAATATATGAAAAAGTATGAGAAGAAACGTCCAAACTATTTGAAGAAGAGAGTAGAGGAAACTGAATAAAACTGGGGGCTTGACGCCCCCTTTTTTATGCCTTATAATATGAACAAGTCAGACAAGCGTGAGCGACATCTGATCCAGTAGAGAATATTCTCTACGCAAAGCAAACTGCTACTTAATTATGTCTAATTTTCGTAAACTGCCGACAGCATCTTCTTGTCCTGATGATGATTGGTTTAAGGATCTTTCTCTTCCTGAGGGACGGACCTTTGTATGCACTGGTCGTGAAAAGATCAAACTTGATCAAATTGAACGAACTAATGCAGAGGGACAAGTCGTAAACATTGCGCGTGAGCTTGGAACGAACAAAGAGAACGTCCAAGACTTAGCCAATAACATTAAGATCAACGGTGTTCTTCTTGATGCTCAACCTCCATTTGTGGGAACTAATTTTCAACTCTTTGATGGATTTACTCGCATTGAGGCAATCATCGGTATGGGTTTGGAGTATTGGGTATTCAACGTCGTAAAACCTAAGGAGGGTTTTACTTGGAGTGATGTGTGGGATGAGATTGGTCTTGGTGCCAACAACCACCCACCCAGTAAGTCTGCCACTCGTGGAGATTTTAGCAAAGCACTTGCACGTTGGGTTGCTACTCAAGAGCAAGAACCTACTCAGGGACAATGTGTTGATTGGATCAACAACATTCCACATTCTTTTTCACAAGAGATTGTAACCAACATTGCTGAAAAGGTGTTGAAGACTCAACGTGCTACTAATACAGTTGAATCTGTTGATAGTAAAGGTGTCGTTTCAAAGGTTCGCCAGGAAATGAATACACTTACTAATCGTGTAGATATCATTCCTTTTAATGTAAGTGGTAATTCCACATATTTCAAGAGAGCTGCTTTTGATGTTCTTGAATCAATTTCAAATCCTAAAAAGGATATGAGGATTGGTGTTGGATACACCAAAGACATCCCTGCAGAAGAGATGAATGCGGTTCGTGAGGAAGGTTTGAAGAAAATTGAAGATATCAATGATTTGTTTGAGGCGGCATTTCAAGTTCGTATGAAAAGGGGTGCTAATTTTAAACTGCTTGATATCAGTTATATGATGCCTCAAATTATTGACGTTGAGACATCTTTGATTCCTGTTGAACGTGATCATACTATTACCACCAAGTCTGGTAAAGCACGGATGGTAACCGAATAAAAATGAGCGGGGTTTACTACCCCGTTTTTTTATGATTTGTGCTATAAATATAGTTGATTGCCTTCGGGGATCACAAAACACAAACTCGCTTAATAGGAGCTACAATAATGACTAACCTTACGAGGTACAATGCTGCCAACATGAATCAACTGTTGGAACGTATTACCAAAAACAGCATTGGTATGGATGAGTATTTCGATAGACTGTTTGCACTTCACGAAACGACAAGTAACTATCCTCCATACAACTTAGTTCATCTCACTGATGTACAATCTCGGCTTGAGATTGCACTTGCTGGTTTTAAGAAAAAAGAAATCAATGTCTATACCCAAGACGGTAAATTGTTTGTTGAGGGTCAGAAAGAAGATAAAGAAACGGAAACTAACTACATCCACAAGGGTGTGGCTCAACGGTCATTTACACGAGCCTGGACACTCGCTGATGACACGGAAGTTAGATCAGTTGATTTTGAGGATGGGCTTCTGACAGTTCTTATGGGTAGAATTGTTCCAGAGCATCATCAACGTAAAGACTATCTATAAATAAGTAGTCGTCGCCGTAGACGGGGAGGTAACTGGCACAATCCAGTTGACGCCTCCCTTTTTTATTGATAGAATGTATCGAGGATAAAATTAATTATGTCTGTTAAAGTTGCATTGCTAAAATCGGGCGAGTCTGTTATTGCAGATCTTAAAGAACTGGTGTTAGAGGATAAGGTGTGTGGATATCTGTTTAAGAATCCTTATATTGTAACTTACTCTCCCAAGCAAATGTTTTTGTCGGAAGAAGTTTCTAGTGATAGTGAAGTAAACGTTCACTTCAATCCTTGGATTCCTTTTACATCTGATAAGGAGGTTCCAGTCAGTCACGATTGGTTGGTTTCAATTGTTAACCCCCTAAATGATATTACAGCACTATATGAGGAGATGTTAAATGGACAAGATGGTGAAGTGTCTTCTACTGAAGAATAATCAAGTAGTTGTTTCTGAAATTACAGAGGTTGGTTCTGAACTTGGTGAACCTGATTGTAAACTAACCAATCCATTCCTATTAGATACTGTAAAGAAACAGTTGGGAGTATGGTTAGATTTTACTGAGCAGAATGAACTTATGATTCATTCTGATTCTATTATGACTATTGCAGATCCTAATAAGGATATACTTGCAAAATATCTTGAGATGATTGCCTAATGCGATTTTATACAAACGTCCAAATGGTTGGAAATCACTTTTTGGTACGTGGTTATGAGAACGGTAAACATTTCATGACTCGTGAAACGTTTAATCCAACTCTTTTTGTTCCATCAAATAAAAAAACAAAATATCAAACTCTCAGTGGAGAACATGTCGAACCAATTAAACCTGGTTCAGTTCGTGATTGTCGTGAGTTCATCAAAAAGTATGATGGTGTAGAAAACTTCAAAGTTCATGGCAACACTGGATACATCTATCAGTACATCTCTGAGATGTATAAGGAAGAGGAAATCAAGTTTGATACAACTAAAGTAAAGATTACCACACTTGATATTGAGGTTGCTTCTGAAAACGGATTCCCTGATGTGGAATCTGCCGCCGAGGAAGTTCTACTAATTACTATCCAGGATTATGCAACAAAGCAGATTCGTACCTGGGGACGTGGACCTTTCAAGAACAAGCAAGAGAATGTTATCTACAAAGGTTTCAGAACTGAGTATGAACTTCTGAGCAGTTTCATAGACTGGTGGATGATTGAGGAAAATACTCCCGAAGTTATCACTGGTTGGAATAGTGAACTGTATGATATTCCTTATCTTGTTCGTAGGATTGAAAGAATCCTTGGTGAGAAGTTGATGAAGCGTCTTTCTCCCTGGGGACTTGTGACTGAGAAAGAAACTTACATTGTTGGACGTAAACATATTTCCTACGATGTTGGTGGTGTCAGCCAGTTAGACTATCTCAATCTCTATAAGAAGTTCACATACAAAGCACAAGAATCCTATCGCCTGGATTACATTGCTAGTGTAGAACTTGGGCAGAAGAAACTCGATCACTCTGAGTACGATACATTCAAGGACTTTTATACAAAGGGTTGGCAGAAGTTTGTAGAATACAACATCATTGACGTGGAACTTGTCGACCGTATGGAAGACAAGATGAAACTGATTGAACTTGCGATTACCATGGCATATGACGCTAAGGTAAACTATACTGATGTGTTCTCACAAGTCCGCATGTGGGATACTATCATTTATAACTATTTGAAGAAAAGGAATATTGTTATTCCTCCTAAAGAACGTTCTGATAAAGACTCTAAGTATGCGGGGGCGTATGTCAAGGAACCGATTCCTGGAAAGTATGATTGGGTTGTGTCTTTTGACCTCAACAGTCTGTATCCTCACCTTATCATGCAGTATAATATCTCACCAGAAACGCTCAGGGATACCAGGCACCCATCAGCAACAGTTGATAAGATACTTAATGAGGAACTGACATTTGAGATGTATAAAGACAATGCGGTATGTGCTAATGGTGCCATGTATCGTAAAGATGTCCGTGGATTTCTGCCAGAATTGATGGAGAAGATTTATAAGGATAGAACAGTCTTTAAGAAAAAAATGCTTTCTGCTAAGCAGCAGTTAGTTGATATTGAAGAGGAAATGAAGCGAAGAGGCATTTTGTAATGGGTTATCTTATTGGTGGTAATAAAGAAGAACACCAGGAAGAAGTTGTTGTCTCTGGCAATAGTAAGTATGCGAAACTCTCTGACAATGAATTGCGGAGGATGCGAACTAATGCTGAGAAAGAAATTTCTAGATGTAATAACATCCAGATGGCGCGTAAGATTCAACTTAACAGTGCTTACGGTGCTATTGGCAATCAGTATTTCAGGTATTACAAGCTTGCCAACGCGGAAGCGATTACGTTATCTGGTCAGGTATCAATCCGCTGGATTGAGAATAAAATGAACGGATATCTAAATAATCTTTTAAAAACAGAAGGCGAAGATTATGTCATCGCATCTGACACTGATTCGATTTATCTTAATCTCGGACCTCTTGTTACTAAATTTTTTAGTGCTAAGTCTGGCGACAAAACAGCAGTTGTGGGGATACTTGACAAGATCTGCCAAGAGAAACTGGAACCTTTTATTGAACGTTCATATCAAGAACTTGCGGATTATGTATCGGCGTATGATCAGAAAATGCAAATGAAGCGTGAGAATATTGCTGAACGTGGTATCTGGACCGCGAAGAAGCGATATATTCTCAACGTATGGGATAGTGAAGGAGTTCGGTATGACGATCCTAAACTAAAGATGATGGGAATTGAAGCAGTTAAATCTTCTACACCTGCTCCCTGTCGTCAGATGATTAAGGATGGACTCAAGTTGATGATGAATGGAACTGAGGAAGAAGTTATTGAGTTCATTGATGATTGTAGAACCAAATTCAAATCACTTTCTCCAGAGGAAATTGCTTTCCCCAGATCAGTTTCAGATGTGGTAAAATACCGTTCCCACTCAGACATCTATGTAAAGGGAACTCCCATTCATTGTCGTGGAGCACTTCTCTTTAATCACTATATTAAGGAGAAAAAACTTGATAACAAGTATTCACTTATTAATAATGGTGAAAAAATTAAGTTCATTTATCTGAAGAAACCAAACATTATTCAGGAGAATGTAATCTCCTTCATTCAGGATTTTCCTACGGAACTTGGACTTGACAAGTACATTGATTATGAATTACAATTTGAGAAAAGTTTTGTAGAACCTCTCAAATCCATTCTCGATTCGATTGGATGGAATGTTGAAAAAACAGTAAACCTTGAACTATTTTTTGGATAATGGATTTCCTCAAAGATATTGTAAAAGAGATTGGTGATGACTTTACCAAACTCGCTTCAGATATAGATGAAAATGAAAGTTTTGTTGACACGGGTTCGTACATTCTTAATGGACTGTGTTCAGGTAGTTTATTTGGTGGTGTATCTGGGAATAAGATTACTGCTATTGCTGGAGAGTCTTCTACTGGAAAGACTTTCTTCAGCCTCGCCGTTGTTAAGAATTTTCTCGATACCAATCCCGATGGCTATTGTCTCTATTTTGATACTGAGGCAGCTATCACTAAGTCCCTACTTGAGTCTAGGGCTATTGACACCTCTCGTTTGGTAGTAGTCAATGTTGTTACCGTTGAGGAGTTCCGTAGCAAGGCACTCAAGGCAGTAGACATTTACTTAAAAAAACCTGAAGACGAACGCAAACCCTGCATGTTTGTGTTAGACTCTCTGGGTATGCTTTCCACAGAGAAGGAGATTACTGACGCACTCAACGACAAACAAGTTCGTGATATGACAAAATCACAACTGATTAAAGGTGCGTTCAGGATGTTGACACTTAAACTGGGGCAGGCTAACATTCCTATGATTGTTACCAACCACACCTACGATGTCATTGGCGCTTATGTTCCTACAAAAGAGATGGGAGGCGGTTCTGGTCTTAAGTATGCTGCTTCTACTATCATCCATCTCAGCAAGAAAAAAGAAAAAGACGGAACAGATGTTGTCGGAAACCTTATCAAGGCAAAGACTGCTAAGTCGCGTTTAAGCAAGGAGAACCAAGATGTTACGGTGCGTTTGTATTACGATGAGCGTGGTCTTGATCGTTATTACGGTCTTCTTGAACTCGGTGAGATTGGCGGACTTTGGAAAAATGTCGCAGGTCGATATGAAATCAACGGAAAGAAGGTCTATGCCAAAGCAATACTTAAAGATCCCGAGCAGTACTTCACTCCTGACATTATGGAGAAACTAGATCAAATTGCAAATACTGAATTCTCTTATGGAACGAATTGAAACAACAATTCTTAGAAACCTAGTATATAATGAAGAATACTCTCGCAAAGTAATACCATTTATTCAACCTGACTATTTTGAACAGAGAACTGAAAGAGTAATCTTTGAAGAGATTACTCAGTTCATTGTTGATTATGGTTCTGCTATCACAACGGAAGCACTAAATATTGAGGTTGAGAACAGAACTGATTTAAACGAGAGTGAAATCAAAGAGACGAGAGATATCTGTCATTCTTTTGATGACTCTCAAGTAGATTATCAGTGGTTACTAGACTCCACTGAAAAGTGGTGTCGTGATCGTGCGATTTATCTTGCACTGATGGAATCTATCGGTATTGCCGATGGTGGTAGTAAAGATAAAAGTCGGGATGCTATTCCTAGTATTCTTTCTGAGGCGCTAGCAGTTTCTTTTGATAATAATATTGGACATGATTACTTACAAAACTACGAGGAAAGATATGACTTCTATCACACCAAGGAAGATAAAATCCCATTTGATCTTGAATACCTTAACAAAATTACCAAAGGTGGTTTACCTAACAAGACTCTTAACATCGCGCTTGCTGGTACAGGCGTCGGCAAGTCTTTATTCATGTGCCACATGGCTAGCTCCGTGCTGCTCCAGGGACGGAACGTTCTATACATTACAATGGAAATGGCAGAAGAAAAAATTGCTGAACGAATTGACGCAAACCTCCTGAATGTTCCTATTCAGGATTTGACTGAACTGCCTAAGTCAACCTTTGAAAACAAGATTAATAAGTTGGCGGCAAAAACTCAAGGAACTCTTATAATTAAAGAATATCCTACAGCATCTGCCCACAGTGGACACTTTAAGGCACTTCTTAATGAGCTTGCACTTAAGAAGTCATTCCACCCTGATATTATTTTCATTGATTACCTTAATATATGCGCTTCCTCCCGCTATAAGCAAGGTGGTTCTATCAACTCATATAGCTATATTAAGTCTATTGCAGAAGAGCTTAGAGGGTTGGCTGTTGAAGCAAATGTCCCTATCGTTTCTGCCACGCAGACCACTCGTTCTGGTTATGGTAGCAGTGATATTGATCTTACTGATACTAGTGAATCCTTTGGTTTGCCTGCTACTGCTGATCTTATGCTTGCCCTTATTTCTACAGATGAGCTTGAGGAGTTGGGACAAATTATGGTGAAGCAGTTGAAGAATAGATATAACGATCTTGCCGTAAACAAGAGATTTGTAGTTGGCATCGATCGCTCTAAGATGCGTCTGTATGATTGTGAACAGTCTGCACAGAATGATATTCTTGACAGTGGGCAGGATGAAGAGTATAATAATGAGGAACACAAACCAAAAAAATCATTTGAGGGGTTTAAGTTTTGAGTGAAGGATACGTAGATAGAGTAAGTTACACAGTTCTCAATAAGACTACTGGTAAAAAAATCTGCGAGTGTGGATGGGAAACAGATGCCATTATGATGGTAAACATGGATCCTCAAAACAGAACTCATGTTCGTAACGATCATCATCTTTATGGACAGACTGTTGATATTACTCCACCCCCTGCACTTCCCACAAATGAAATCGTCGTAAACATGGACGGTGGAGTTGGTGGTTCATGGGAAGAAAAACAACTTGAACCAGAAGTTCTTGAGATTGGTGGACAAAAACTACCATTGCAACAAAAACTTCCACAATCTAATGCACAACCAATTGATTTAAAATGACTAAACATATTGACTTTAAGCGTTATGAAAGGTTTGTAGATGCTGTCACTAGCGAACCATCTACTGACTTTCTTGCACTCTCCGATCGTCTGGTTGAACTGGATGAAAAGGGTGCGAACATCGAACGTCTTCTGACTGCTGGTGTTGGTATCAATGCTGAGGGTGGTGAGTTTTTGGAGATTATCAAGAAGATGATTTTCCAAGGAAAACCTTTCAGCAAGGAAAATCATGAGCACATGGTTATTGAACTTGGCGATTTGCTATGGTATGTCGCTCAGGCATGTATGGCACTTGATGTTTCTTTTGAGGACGTAATTGCTCGTAACGTCAAGAAACTGGAATCACGTTATCCTGAAGGAACCTTTGATGTTTATTTCTCCGAGAATCGTGCGGAGGGTGATTTGTGAAAGATTTTAAAATCCCATTCGCAATCGTATCCTTCCTGTTAGTTCAGGGAGCAGGTGCAGTATGGTGGTCTTCACAAATAGATGGACGAGTCAAAACTCTAGAGGAGCAGAGTCTAAATATTGCCAAAGAAAATCGTAGGTACATTGAGCAAGTGATTCAACCTTCCTACGGTATCAATAAAAATTGGAAAAACCAATACCATGATGAGTGGGTTTTGAAAGGAGGATGGAAATGAACATTGAAATGAACTTAATGCAAGCAGTGGCAGTTCGTTCAGCACTGTTTGAAACTACAAAGCATTTCACATATGATGAGAAATGCACTCCCCCACGAGTCAATAATATTCGTGAGATTATTGTTGAACTTGACAAACAGATTGAATCAGAGTTAGAATCTGAATAACCCTTCGGGGTTTTCTGGGGAATTAGCTCAGTTGGTAGTAGCGTTTGCTTTGCAAGCAAAATGTCAGGAGTTCGAGTCTCCTATTCTCCATTCTAAATAAAAATAAAAGTCTGATGGCAAATAAAAAAATTAGTGCCAACAAAGGGGATGTTGCTGAGGCATTTGTTGGAGCTGCGGTCGCTGCCAGATATGCCAAAAGAATAAAGGGACAAACATCTAGAACTTTGGATGCTGTTAATAGAAAAGATATTGATGATTTGTTGGATGACGTATTGACTACTGGTTCTATAACAAGAACAGTAAAAGATTTGAGAGTGATAACGAAACAAGTTGAGGATAATATAACATTTAAATTGGCTCTTCCTCAAAATGCCATGGATTTTTTGAGAGTAAAAAGTAATAGAGATGATGTTTCTGATTTCATTACTAGTGCAATTAGATATGTAAATCAGGATAGAAGACTGGCGCTTCAATCTCAATTTTTTGCTCAAAATGGGAAAGTTGATAACATTGTTGTAGATTCGGCAGGAACTGCAGATCAAAAAGGAACTAAGGTTGATATTAAGATTACAGTTAATGGAAAACAAACTAGAAATCAAATATCTTTAAAAGTTACTGGTGGGGAGCAGTTTGCTCAGGTTGTTGGATTTGGTGTTGATAAATTTGATAAACTCTTCAAAGATTTGCTGGGACTTAATGTTAGTCAAGTTGCTAAAAATAAATGTAATGGAATGATTAATGAGTTTAATGCCACTCAAGCATTCTCTATAAAATTTCCAGGAAGAAAAGATGTGACTGAAAGTGATGAGGCTGATCTTTTAAAACAGTGTGCGACAGTATATTATAAAGCTGCTGCAAAAGCAATCAATAGAATAAAAGGACAACCAGAATTCGCTGAAAACTTGTATGAAGCAATTAAGTTTGGAGCCACTAGAAACGAAGATGGAGTTATACTCTTAAAACTTAAAGGTGGAGGAAGTTTTGCTGTTCAAACGTTTGATGCTTCATTTAAAAATTCACTGGCAAGACAAAAGTTTATGGTTGAGACATCGGTAGATGATAATCCAACCATTAAACTTTTCTTAGTTGATAGATCTAATGGGGAAAAGGGAAAACTCTTACTACAATTTAGAGCAAGAATTGATTCTGCGTCGAGTGGTAGTGGGACAAACAAGACATATAAGATTATGCTTAGACAATTAATGGAAGCTGGAGACGGATTTTTTCAAGTATGAACCCACAAATTGATGAATTGATACAGTCCTTTGAAACAAGCACAAAAATAACCAGAGGCAGGTATAATGAGTTTCTTGCTCATGTCTATCATGTCTTTGATAAACAGATTACTATGTGTAGGACAGATCGAATGATGAATAAATATAAGAAAATGAGGGTAGAAGTCCTCAAGTATATTGTTGCAAACGAAAAATCTATAATTAAAAAACTGAGTAAGTAATGAAGAATTTCTTCCAATTTTTATCTGAGACTACTGCAACTCAGCAGGCGGCACGCCTTGGGTTGGAGGGAGACGGACATGGTGGATGGTTCGATCGTAAGACTGGTGAGTTCGTCGCTAAGACAGAAAAGGGAAGACTGAAGTTCTATAACAAGCGCCAAAGAGTAGGTAAGCAAGATCCTCCACAGACTGATAAGGAGAAGAATCTTTCTGCACCATCATCGGCACCAGCACCACAACAAGAACCTGCTCCACAACAGCAAGCACCAGTACAACAACAGAAATCAGCAGCAGAGAAACCACCAATGGTTCCTCCTGAAGTTGAAAAAACTAAAGGAACACTGACAATTGGATTTGGTAGATTCAATCCTCCACATATCGGACATCAGAAGTTGATGGATATGGCAGCTTCTGGTTCTGAAGATGGTGACTATATTATTGTTCCGTCCAGAACTCAGGATAAGAAAAAGAATCCTCTGGATGCTGATACTAAAACATCTTTCCTAAGAAAGATGTTCCCGCAACACAGTGAAAAGATTATAAATGATGCTCAGAACAGAACCATTTTTGATGTGCTGAAGAAAGCACACATGGATGGATATACGAATGTAAAAATCTATGGTGGTGCTGATAGGGTTCCAGATTTTCAAAAACTCACCACTGATTATAATGGAAAACTCTATCAGTTCGATAATATAGAAGTTGTTGAGGCTGGAAAGAGAGACACAAAATCTAAGACTAAAGTAGAAAGAGCAGAAGCATCATCTCAAAGACGCTTTGCCGCAGAGGGAGATTTTGAAAGTTTTAGATCTTTCCTTCCTAAAGATTTGTCTGATAAAGATGCCAAGGAACTTTATAATCAAGTTCGTGCGGCAATGAATATCAAGGAAGGTTGGAACCTTTGGGAGATTGCTCCAAAACTTGACTTCATTGGACTTCGTGAAAACTATGTCAATGGCAACATCTTCAACGTTGGACAACTGGTAGAAAACTTGAATACTGGATTGATCGGTAAGATTATTCGCAGAGGAACCAACTATCTTATTTGTGTCACGGAAGATAAGATTATGTTCAAGTCTTGGATTAAAGATGTGAATGAAGAAGTCACCAATAGCAATGCTCCATCGGGTGTTCCACCAGAGCAAAGACTTGTTGGAACCGATGCTCATAGGAAGTATGTTGAGAAATTAGTTCCAGGTTCAGAATGGGGTAAGCAATTTATAAATAAATATAAGAAAAAGTAAGAATTATCAGATCTTCCGATGAGCGATAAAGTATTTGAGGAGGCACCCCAACCTCAACAAGGCGGTGCCGCTGCTACAGATAAGGTAAGAAAAGCTGCTAGACAACTTGCTTATGACACACGTTATAAGGTAAAGCAGAAGTTTAAGGATGGGCAGAAAGCTGATCCTGCTTCTCTGAAGCGTGCGTATATGCAACAGTTAGGCTCATCATCTGCACCTGGACCTGTCAAGGCACTTGCCAAGAAGATGCTCATTGGTGAAGAGTATGATGTGTTTGACATTGAAGAGAATATCAAGTCTTCAACTTCTGATGTTTTTGCTAAAGTATTTGTAGAAGGTGGCGGACAAAAAGTAGAGGAAATAGAAGAGGCTGCTGATACTAAGTATACGATTAGAGTTACTGATAAGAAAACAAAGAGAACTTATTATAGAAAGGCAGATCGCGCTAAGATTTCGGAATTAAGAGGCAATCCAAATATTTCTTCTGTTGAAATAACTGGAAGAAAAGAATCTGACACCTACGATAAGACTGGTAGCAAGGGCAAGAAAGCTTCTAAGGATTATGATGGTGACGGTAAAGTTGAGAGTGGTTCTAAGGAACATGCTGGTGTAGTTCATAATGCGATTCAGAAAAAGAAAGGTGGAACTCCCGATGGACAGGATACTCGTAATGAAGAGTTCATTGGTGAAGTAAACACTGAAAATGATAATCCTGATGCTAATGAAAAGAGAATTGATATAATGAAGGGCAAGAATACTGTCAAGGTTAATCCTTCCCTTGGAGAATCAATTAAGGCAGAACTTGCTGCTTTATCGGCACAAAGACTTGAGGAGCAAGAGGCAGCAAAAGCAGCAGCAGGTCCTACACCAGAAGAAAAAAGACAACTTGCCAATAAGGACAAGATGCTCAAAAGAAAAATTATGATGCAGAAGCAGGCACTGCAGATGCAAAAGCAAGGTAAACTTCCTTTGAATTACAATGAAGCATGTGAAAAGTGTGATGGAGATCATGACACTAAAGATCATGACAAAGTTGTAGATTCAAGAGAAGTTCCCACGAAAATGAATCTGGCAAGAAATAAGTTGAGGGCAATGGGACTTAAGATGTCTTATGATATGGAAGGTGAGATGACTGAAGCAACCTATCCTTCAGACTTTATCAATCCTGATGGTTCTAAGAGAGCTGTTGCCAAGAAAAAGACTGGTAGACCCATTCAACACGATCAACCTACAAGTGGTGGTCGCAGAAAGACTGTAGATGAAGAAGCATCAGATACTGCAAGAGACGAACGTCAAATGCGTGGTGGTATGGATGCCAATAAGCGCTCTGCTGGTAGAAAACTAAGCAATGCTGAACTTGGTATCAAACCTGGAAAGACTGCTGTTCAGAAACAAATGCAGGGTAAATCTGCAGTTGATATCGTAAAGAGTCAGGTGCGTGCAAAGTACGGTAAAGATTCTGTAAAGTGAAGGAGGAGGAGGAATGCCAGCAGTCTCCAAAGCGCAACAAAGATTCTTCGGGATGGTTAGAGCGGCTCAAAAAGGGGAAATGGATTCCCCGTCGCCTGAGGTTTCCCAAGCTGCTTCCTCCATGTCCAAATCCGACGTAAAGAAATTTGCGTCAACTAAGCATAAAAATCTTCCAGATAAGAAGAAATCATTAAAAGAATTCTTAGAGTCTATATAATGTAAGTACGCGATAATGTCATGCTTGCATTTTTACTTCCATTAGCGTCTAAAATTATTAGAGATGCAGTCGAAAGGATTCCAGAAAACGAAGAACTCGGTGAAAAGATGGTTGAGATCTGTCTTGTTATCTTGGGTAAGGCGGTTAAGCTAACCAAGACTGACATGGACGATCAACTTCTCGAAGTTGTCACTAAGGCGATTCGTAATAGAGAAGAATCT